GGAGAATTAACAGCATTCTTGAAGGCAGAGAAGACCAATCTTACGGTGAAGAAAGATCCAGCACCTCGGCTCATACAATTTCCGAACCCCCGTTATTCACTCGACCTCATGACCTATCTGAAGTTTAATGAAAAGAACTTCATGAAGGCGATCGATGATGTCTGGGGAGAACCGACAGTGATGTCTGGTTATAACTGTGTTGATCTAGGAAGAATAATGGCAAACAAGTGGGACGCTTTTGATGATCCCGTTGGAATACCACTTGATTTTAGTAGATTCGATCAACATTGCAGTGTGGAGGCACTAAAGTATGAGTTTGAGTTTTATAAGAAGGCATTTCCTGGCGACGATCACCTTAACTGGCTACTATCTATGCAGTTGCATCCAAAAGGCACTGCAGTGGCAGGTGACGGAGCTATAAGGTATGATAACCCACAAGGTGGTAGAGGTTCCGGACAAATAAACACATCAATGGGAAACAAATTGATTGTCTGTGGACTAATGTGGGAGTATTTTCAGGAAATTAAGTTGAGAGGGTCATTGGCTAATATGGGAGACGACTGCGTGTTGTTCGTGGAGCGACAAGATACACACAAAGTGAGGAAAACCCTCACCGGATGGTGGCTTGCACACGGTTACAACGCAGTGGTAGAACCAGAATGTTACGAGCTAGAGGAGATCGAGTTTTGTCAATCTAAACCGATTAATGTAAATGGGCAGTGGATAATGGTTAGAACCCCTAAAAAAGGCATTAACCAAAGACTGCCTATCCCTCCAGCCATCGGAAACACCTGCGCAGATTGCTGCAACATACATGGCTATATCTACATGTGGCAGGGTTATTAATTCTGGAGTCCCAGTCAGCTTTGCTTTGCACGAGGCTTTGTTCCGTGCAGCGTCGAGATATACAAAGAGAGTAGACCTTACTGATGAGTTTATGTTTAAATCTATCGAGTATGGTAATTTTGAACGTATGCGTGGTTTAACATACGTACGACGCAGAATAAGCAACTCAACACGCCTTTCTTACTTCAAAGCATTTGGAATAACTCCTGATGTACAAATAGCTTTGGAGAATTATTACAATTCGCTGGATATGGATTTCGCCCAGGAAGCTGAATACGTAAAATTTACATCTTACATTCTGAGCTTCCAGAGATTTTACTGACCAGTACCCTGTGAACCATTAATTGGGAAGGTACTAACAACTAATACAACGCCAACCTTCAGGCGCTAACACTGGCTACTAAATCACAACAGACGTCGGTTCTACAAAAGAGAGGCTTTGTCTCAGGCACTTACGACCCAAATAGAACAATTCAGCCGCGTGAACAATTCATTACACACGACGGTAAGTATACCATCGGAACACCTTCAGTAGGTAATACACCTATTAACTCTACAGGAGTATCCCGTCGATCTTCAGTCGACATCGACTCAGCAGCAGGAGCTGGTTTAGGTATACTTGGAACAGCCGCAGCATCATTTCCAGTCTTAGCACCGGTAGCGGCAGCAGCAGGTCTTGGGTACGGAGCATACAAGTTGGGACAGAGCTTTAATTTATGGTAGATTTGGTTGGTGGTGCATCAACACGATTATTTCCTAACAATCAATATCTTGAAACGGGGAAACAGTTTGGTTTCGGAGAAGAAATGGTGAGTAAGCAAGCAAAGGGAAAACAAATTACCAAGGCTGTTAAGAAGGCTTTGGGTAATAGAGTCATTGTACGAAAGAATGCACCACGTAAGGTTAAGAGAGCTTCAAATTACAGGCCAACTACGCAGAAGGCACCAGTCTTTGGACCTGTATCTACAATTGACACCGCACCCGTTTCTATCGGTAATAGTATATCTGGCACTTCACCAGTTATCATACCTGTACATGATGGGGTGCGAGTTCAGGGCCGAGATTATTTGTGCGATATATATGCTGTTAAGAGCACTCTCACAAATTGGACCCTTGCGGGGGCCTGCCCATTGGTCCCCCATTGCCTCGTTAGTTCGATACTTAAATCGTATGCAGGAATTTATTCCTACTATGTTGTAAACGGGATGGCATTTCACTACATTACTGCCAGTCCGACTAGCGAGCAAGGAGATGTTATGCTCTATATCTCTAAGAGTCGTGGCGATCCTGGAATCAATAATGAGTCAACCAACTTTATGTCGGTTGTATTGTCTGACCATAATACCACGATTGGACCACTTTGGAAGAATCATACCGCAGCTTTCTTTCCTACCCCAAAACTATACCCTTCTGACATATTTAATGATGAAGATTTGATGCATCAGGGACCCGGGGAGCTATTTGTATTTACGAAGACAACTTCAGCTTTGGCACCCGGATTTATTCTCATTGACTATGATATCACTTTTAGTGTGATGCAGGTTAATATCCGAGCACTTACATTTCCAGTGTCACGTATGAAATATACGCAGATCGGATTATCTCTCACCACGGCAGTTTGGACCATCAATTCTACTATTGTTCTCGGTGTTTTCACCGGATTATTGCTAGATGGTGCTACAAGTGGAGCGGCGCCCACAGGCGCAACAGTGGGTGATATTTATAAAATCGTAATGTGTGAATCAGCTGCCACATACACCAATGTCAACTCAACCAACTGGGCGGTGTATGGAACACATTCTACAACTGATACCTGGACGGCAATCACACTTCAGGATGGGTTCACAGTCTATGGGGTCATTTATACAACAGGCGCGATGACACTTTATCCCAGTTACGCTGCGGCAGTCGCTCAGTACATGCCTCTTCGGGCGGGTATTTCAGCTACTGTCACCTACAACATTCCATCTTTCATTTCTTTAGTCGGTTCTGTTGGATCAGTTACACAATCCAACATTTAGTACTTTTATCACTAACACCGGATGCACGGTGGGTAAACATGTGCACTATGGTATTTTAACATTTGATAGAGAAAGTGGATCTTATGTCCCAGACAAAGTGCGGAGGCTAGCGAACAGCAGAGGATTAGTTGGGTTGTACCATGCTGCCAGTAGCGATGCCCCGATAAACACTCCGTCCGACTGAAAGCCTTTCTCGTTAGTGAGTATTCAAATTTACCTTTTGGGAGCCGGAAACCCATTGTGTTGGCAAAACCATGAGCCTAAACCGGATAGTGGAAAACAAAGAGTGATTTATTTTCAGTTATTTTCATTTCTTTCGTTGGTGGGTTACCGTTTAAACCACAGCGAGCTAGTTCGCGGTATGAGGATAAAGCCGAAAGGCGGGGCCCTCATATACACTAGACAAACCACCTATTAAGATCTGACCGCGCATCGAT